GATACCCCTTTCGTATTATTTGTGGTGGCTCAACATCGCAAAAGCAAGTTTCTTTTACTAATTATTCTACAGAAAAGGCATGTCAAAAGATGTGCCTTTTTTACATGAATAGAATAACATAGTGGGACAGGGTCTTGCAAGCCTTTACCGAAACCTGTTATGAGTAGGTATTACCACTATTGAAAATAAATCTATACAGGAGATGATAAAATGAGTAAGTTATTATTAAATGAACAAGTTACTAAAGAGGAATGGATGCAAAACAAGGATAAATACAACTTTGTTTTAGTAGATAAAGACTTAGCTGGAAAAACTTCAATAAGTACAGCCATGACATTAGCTATAATTGAATGGCAGGGCACTCTTGAAACGTCTATTATAAAACGATTTACGAATGCAAGCGAAAGAAGTATTAAAAGACACATCAAATGGTTAAGAGATAACGGGTATTTAGAATCTAGAAAATTCAAGCCCGAAGAAATTAAAGAATTGGTACTGAATGCAGAGAAGTGCTATAAATGCGAATGGTGTAAAAAAGATACGTTTATGATACATGAACACCATTACCCAATACCTAAAAGACAGGGCGGAGATAAAACAGTTAAACTATGCCCTAACTGCCATTCTGCATATCACAAAATAGAACTAGAGTGCAATGGAGGATGGGATAATGATTAGGAATATAATAGCATTCTTAAAGGCTAAAAAAAGATATTTTGATATAGATATTGATTTATAGGCTATGTTGAAAATTGTAACATATCTAAAACAAACCGAGGCAGGTGGTGTATACATGAGTAAATTAAAAATAGAGTATATGAATATAGATAAATTAATACCATATATAAACAATCCAAGAATAAACGATAATGCAGTAGATAAAGTAGCTGCATCTATAAAAGAGTTTGGTTTCAAGAACCCAATAATAGTAGATAAAGAGAATGTAATAATAGCGGGACATACTAGATTGTTAGCAAGTAGGAAATTAGATTTAAAAGAAGTACCGACTATAAAAGTTGAAGATTTAACAGAGACACAAATAAAAGCCTTTAGAATTGCAGACAATAAAACATCAGAGTTTGCAGAATGGGACATAGAATTATTAAACATAGAGTTAGAAGAAATAGATTTTGATATGGAGAAGTTTGGGTTTATAGAAAACAATTATAGTGATATTGATTTGGATGACTTCTTTGAAGAAAGTGAGGAAGGTACAGTATCAGAAGAAAAAGAGATACAATGTCCACACTGTAAAATGTACTTTAAAAAATAATGAAACTTTATCTAGCAGGACAAAATGGACATCCTTGGATAGAAGATCAGTTCTTCGACTTCTATAGATTAGAAAGTTATTTCAATATAGCTAAAAAAGAGATAGAACATATAAGCAAATACAAGTCCTTTTTATTAGATAGTGGAGCATTTAGTTATATGAACGGACTTTGTAGTAAAGATGTAAACTGGAACATTTATATAGAAGAATATGCAGACTTTATCAATAAACATAAAATAAACTTATTTATGGAACTAGATATAGATAATGTAGTTGGGTACAAAGAAGTAAGGAAACTGAGGAACAAATTAGAGAACTTAACACAAAGACAATGCATACCTGTATGGCATAAATCAAGGGGCAAAGAAGAATGGATAAACTTAATCAAAGAGTATAACTATGTAGCAATAGGTGGAATAGTAACAAGAGAAATAAAACCACGAGAATATAAATACTTTCACTGGTTACTCAATAAAGCTAAGGAACATAATTGCAAAGTGCACGCCCTAGGGTTTACAAACTTAAAAGAGTTGACTGAGTACCCATTCTATTCAGTAGATAGCACAAGTTGGTTAAGTGGGAATAGATTTGGAGGGGTTTACATCTTCAACGGAATAAGCCTAGAGAAATACAACAAGAAAAAGGGGCAGAGAGTAAGGAACAAAAAAGTAGCAAAACATAATTTTTATGAGTGGATAAAGTTTCAAAAATATGCAGACATAAACCTATAGGAGAAATTAGATATGAATGTTTTTATAAGTTGCGTAAAAAGCAAAAAAACTAAACCGAGCAAAGCTTCAGAATTATATATATCTAGTCTATTTAAATATTCATTTAGGTATGCCTTATCCTTAACAAGGAGGGATAAAATATTTATACTATCAGCCAAGTATGGTTTGGTAAGACCAGATGATATAATACAACCTTATGAATTAACCTTGAACAACATGAATAAAAGACAGCGACAAGAATGGGCTTATAAGATATACAAGCAATTAGTGCAAGAAGGAATAGATTTTGATGAAGAAACTATCTTTTTATGCGGGAAGAAGTACAGGGAATTTATAATCACAAGATTCACTAATGCAAAGGCTCCATTAAAAAATTTAGGTTTAGGAGAACAATTAAAATTTTACAGGGAGGCTCTAAATGAAAAAAACAAATAACAATTTAATCATTTTAAATGCAGTATTTATCATGAGCTTGTTAGTAGCTAATATAGTAGGGAGTAAGGTAGTAAGTATAATAGGACTCACAGTTCCAGCAGCAGTAGTAAGTTATGCTATCACTTTCTTATGTACAGATATTATAAATGAATTATGGGGAAAGGAAGAAGCTAACAAAACTGTAAAATTAGGACTAGTAATACAATTATTTAGTTTGGCTTTAATATTATTAGCCATAGCACTACCACCTGCTGAATTTGCCCAAGACTATAATTCTATGTTTAAAATAGTGCTGGGGCAGAATGTTAGAATGGTAGTTGCTAGTTTAACTGCCTACTTACTATCTCAAGCTAATGATGTTTTCTTATTTAATTATTTGAAAAAATTGACAAAGGGAAAGCATAAGTGGATAAGGAATAATGTAAGCACCATGACAAGTCAAATTATAGATACAGCAATATTCATTACAATAGCTTTTTATGGACAAGTCCCTAATTTACTATGGATGATTATTAGCCAATATATTATAAAATGGATATTAGCATTATTAGATACACCTTTTTTCTACTATTTTACAAGAGAGACAAATTAAATAAAGTGATGTGAGTAGGGTAGGCGGTGATATGAAGTGAGTAAAAAGAGGGGGCTGGGCAAATACCATGATTGGATAACAGAAGAAGGACTGTTGAAAATAGAAGGGTGGGCCAAAGACGGCCTTATAGACAAAGAGATAGCTGACAAAATAGGCATTAACGAAAGAACCCTGACAAGATGGAAAGATAGATTTCCAGAATTGATGTCCGCCCTTAAAAAGGGCAAAGAAGTAGTGGATAGGCAAGTAGAAAACGCACTACTTAAAAGGGCGCTGGGCTATGAGTACGAGGAAGTCAAAACAATTGTTGAGAAAAGCAATGATGACCCCGAGAAAACCAAGCGAAAGATTGAGAAAACAATCAAGAAAGTAATACCTGATGTAACGGCCCAAATATTTTGGCTAAAAAACAGGAAGCCCGCAGAATGGAGAGATAGACGAGACATCGAACACAGTGGGAACATAGACATATCCGACAAAGCCAAGTTAATAGAAGAATACCTGAAAAGTGATGATGATGACTAAACTGGATAAAGAAACAAAGAAGTGGTTACGCTTAATCAAGAAAAAACCCATAGCATTCGGGATTGAGGGCGGATTTAAAGACTTAAAAAACATTCATAACGAATGGATTAGGTCTTTTTTATTTGCCGAAGAAGACCAAACATTGCAAGCCCATCGTGGATCATATAAAACCACCTGTCTATCTATTGCAATTGCCCTAATAATTGTTGTCAGGCCATGGCTGAACATTATTTTTATCAGGAAGTCAGACGATGACGTAAAAGAAATAGTGGCGCAGATTGCCAAACTACTCAAGACGGACTGGTTTCAGTCCCTATCAATGGTTTTATGGGAAAAACCTTGCATCCTTGAAAAAGAGTCAGCATTTGAAATTGATACCAACCTAAAACAAGGCCCGCGAGGCACATCACAGCTGATAGGCATGGGAACGATGTCCTCCATAACAGGTAAACACGCAGACATAATCATTACCGATGATATCGTAAATATAGATGACCGAATATCCAAAGCACACAGGGAAAGAACCAAGCTAACGTATCAAGAATTGCAAAACATAAGAAACCCCGGCGGACGGATAATTAACGCAGGTACACCATGGCACAAGGACGATTGTTTTACGCTTATGCCAAACATCATTAAATACGATTGTTACAGCACAGGCATGATGACGGACGCAGACATCCAGGCGAAACGAAACAGCATGACCACATCACTATTCGCCGCAAACTATGAACTGAAACACATTGCAGATGAAAAAGCATTGTTCACAGCGCCGACTATTGACGATGGAAGCAATACAGAAAAGATATATAACGGAGTAGCACACATAGACGCCGCATACGGCGGAGAAGACGGGTC